CGCATGAAGTTGATGGTGAGACCTGGCATGACACCGAGTTCCGTCTTCTTCACGGCGAACTGCTCAAAGCGAAGCACGGGCATCGCCTGGAACAGAATCTCCTTGGACCAGATTGTCTGGATTGCTGGGCTAAGGTACTCGCCTGACGAGTAACCTGTAGCGGTTGTTGCTCCAGCGGTGGTAATCGCACCGCCTGCGGGACCTGGATAGGCCATGGGGTTTCTCCTTAGTGATTAGGAATTGTGGGTTGTGTTAGAAACGGCCTCGGGGAGACCGTGCATTCAGGAGCCGTTCCCGCATTTTTGCGTACTGTTCCATTGACATATTGCGGATATCATCCGCCGACAGTTGCTGGTATTCCGTTTGAGTTTCCATTGGCCCAACGGGGGGTGCCGTAACTGGCGCTCCCCTCAGACGACCTTGGGTGGCCGCAGTCGCCTGCTGGATTGACTCAATAATAGCAGAAGAACGCTCCCTGAGTACGGAAATGGAGTTTTCAATCTCCTCCTCCGTGTTACCTGTGATGAGGTCCAGAAGTTCGGGGATGATGTTCTCCTGCTCCTGCTGGAGTCGCTGGTTGCGGTAGTGGTCCAGTGCCTGGAGTTGGCGCTCCTTCTCAAGGAGAGCCTCCTGTGCCTGACGCTGTGCCTCAATGCTGGCAAGGCGCTCCTGCCACTCCTGCTCAACGGTGTTGATGCGCTGGTTGAACTCGTCCTCTTTCTTCAGGAGAAGTTCCTTGGCGCTCATTTCATCAATCTCACGCTGGCGGAGGATGTCTGCTTCCTTGGCCGCACGCTCCTCGGCCTCTTTGCGGGCCGCCTCACGCTCCTGAGCGATGATGGCCATCTGCTCTTCCATGCTCTTCACACGGAGGTCGGCCTCTTCAAGACGCTTGTACATCTTGTCCTTCTCCTGCTTGCGGATGGCTTCCACATCCTCTTCAGTGAAGGTCTTGGTGCTTGTCTTTTTCAGCGCATCATCCACGAACTGCTCCACTTGCGGAGAATCCTTGGGGATGCTGATGATGTCCCCTTCAGGGGCTGTGTTCTTTGCCATGATTAATTACCTCGTTGGTTTGGCTGTTGTTGGCTTGGTTAATGGGTCAGTTGAATAATCGTTAGTCTTCTTCGCCAGGGACCCGCCGTTGGGCGAACCTGGCTCCGTAAGCCTTTGCTACAAGTTGGTTTACCATTTGCTCCTCCATAGGACCGACCACTGGACCAGGCAGTGGACCGCCCTCTGGAGAACCGTTTGCTGGGGACACATTAGCACCCCCAGCAGACGCCATTTCTGGCCCACCAGGGCCAGCGACCATTCCCGTTGCCAGCATGATGGCCTGCTGGATTTGGGCACGCATCATGTCCAGGGCACCCTGGTCCATTGCGTCGTCTTGCAGTTCCTCAAAGATTTCGTCCATCTTCTCGTTCGGGAACTCCTCGCCAAGGATGCGCAGGGCGCCACGCTTGGACTCCAGGCCGAGGCCCATCTTGGCCTGGACCTCGTTGAGTTTGATGAGGACATCCACAGGCAGTGGCTCGGGCCAGTGCACGGTGGTCTTGTAGGTGTTCGGGTCCATGGGGTCCAGTTGGGTCAACTGGTCACGCTCTGGCATGGCCGAACGGGATGGGTCATACACCAGCATTTGTGGCTCAAACACAGCCGCTGTGCGGATGATGAGTTCGTTTACTTTCTCAAGACCCTTGGTGAAATGGACCTTCTTCATCATGAAGCGGTTCATCATTGGCTGGTACTGGATGGCCAGGGCCACGCCAGAAGTGTTGGACACGGGCTGGAACTGGCCGAGAGCAGTCTCAGGGACACCAGTGATTTCGTGCATGGTGCGCTTCAGGAACTGGATGTACTCCAGGGCTCCCGACATCTCACCACGGGACTCAAGGTTGAACACGCTGGCATCCTTGGGGAGACCAGCCCACACCTTCTTGGGACCACGCTCCAACTGGGAAGCCTTGGCTCCAGTGATGATGGTCACGGGGGCGGCGTGATAGTTGATGATGTCGGAGACCTCAAGCATCTTCTCGTTGAGTTCACGGTTCAGCGGGATGATGTCCCAGATGTCTGACTGACCCCATGGTGACGAGGAGATGGATGTGTTCGGGATATGCACGACTGGAATCTGACCGAGCGCATTGGGGTACTCGTCAACAAGTTCGTCGTTGATGAACTGTTGGATGAGGTCATCCGACAGAATCTCGGTGAAGGTGTACACCTGCCGTGTACCCTCAGGAGAGGTGCCCCAGAAACGGTATTTAAGTTTGAACCTGAGGAGGCGGTCCCTGTCGTGTGGGTGGTACTCAGGGAAGCAGTGTGCTGGGTTCAGGGGAATGACACGGATACGACCAGCCACAGGGATTCCCACGGCGTCCACATACGGCTCCTCGTAAGCAACCTTGACAAAGCAGTCACCAGTGACCGATGCCAACTGCCCCATCTCCCACAGTACATAATGCTTGTGGTTGTGCCCCTCCCACACATCTGCCAGGAGGCGGGGGATGATTGCGGCGTTTGCCTCAGGCGTGCGGAACTGGATTCCCTTGCCGAAGCAGAAGTTGGTGATGTAGTCCGACATGGTGCGGACATAGTTCATGTAGAACTGGGACTCGCCCATCTCACGACGGTATGACCAGTGGTGGCCGAGGTACCAAGCCCAAGCGGCCGCATAACGGTTCAGCCGTGGACCATGGACCTCAAACTCTTCGTCCGCAAGTTCAACGAGTCCAAGGGGTGAGATAGCAACGGTAAGGTCAGATGAAGCCGCCCTGTATGAAGGGGACCAGAAATCCATTGCCATGTAGGAATCCTACTACTAATTACTTGGAGGTTTTGGGGGCGGCCTTTTTGGCGGGGGCCTTTTTTGCTGGAGCCTTCTTGGCCACAGCCTTCTTCTCCTGCTCCACAGCAACAGCCACCTCAGCCACGACCTTGGGCGCTTCCTTAGCGGCCTTGGCGAGGAACGAGGCGACATTCTTGTCGCCAACCTTGGTGCTGGCGTATGCCAGACCAGCGGTCACGGCTGTGATAATGCCAGCCTGGGCCTCGGCATCCACATTCCACTTGACGAGGAAGTAAGCGACTGCGCCGAGAATGAGACCTTTGATGGACTGGTCTTTGACTTGTGAGTTAACTGCCATGCGCCAATTGTACTATTTTTTGGGTTCTCGTTCTTGCAGGTAGGTCTGGAAGGGGGAGCCCGTGTAGGGGTCAAACTTGCTGGCTACGGTCAGGGCCTTGGTAGCCACAGTCTTGGCCTGCTGGGGGGTCAGTTTCTTACCACCAATTAAAGCCTGCAAGGCGCCAAGGGCATACGACGACCCTGTCCCAATTGAGTAAATGCCCGAAGTATCCGATGTCCATGAGTAATCACCTTCAATGATGTATAAAGTGCCGTGGACTACAACAACAATCGTTGAAGAATGTTCCGCAATATGGTCAGAACTTTCACGAGAAGGCAGTGAATACCCCTGGTCATCAAACACATGCCTCAACGCAGGAATAAACTGTCTGGTGATGAACTGGTCTAGTTTCCTGCCGTAGGAGTGGGCGGGAGGCGCTGGGGGGATGAAGGCGTGATGGAGGATGTTTATGGCTCTGGCATCACCAGCCGCCCCCAGGATGTACTTTCCGTTGGTGGCCACCTTGGAGGTCCCTGACCCGAGGGTGGTTATCTGGAAGGCAAACCCAGATTCGTCAATGGACGAGATGCGACTGTCGGTAGCCACCAGAGCATAGGTGTCCCCTTGAATACCGACAATCGTGGTCACTCTCCGTACACCTTGCCCTTGTAGAACATGACCCCATCGTGGATAGGGAGCATCTCGGGATGGAACGGACCGTCACCCTCCTTGTAGCGGATGATGCCTAGACCCTGTTGCCAGTCCTCCACGCAGGTGATGGGGCGACCGTCCAGGTCCGAACCACCCTTGGTGGAGGGGACCATGCCGTCCACACGGGCCAAACAACCGAACGAGATGGCCGCAATAGTCTTTGCGCCGTCCCAGTCGTTGCGGGTACGCTCGGCCCATTCCCTCCTGTGGATATGTCCGTACACGACAGACGCCTTCTCAGTAGCGAGGTACTTATGAGCAGTAGAGCCGTTGGACGCCACCTTGGTGCCATGGATTATCTTGATGCGGTTGTTGAGCCAGAACTGGCTCGCTGGGTAGCCAGGGAGATACTCCACACCGAAATCATCAAACCGACAAAGAAACGGAATGGACAGGACAGGCCACGACTCAGGGGTGTTTCCCTGACGAAGACCAAACGATGCCTTGGCGTTATCCAGGATGTAGTTGGTCAGACGAGCCTCATGATTGCCCTCCAGCCAAACGATACGAGCCTGTGGGGCCGCATCACGGAGGCGTGCGCAGAGAGTGGTCAGGTAGTCAATGGTCGCCTGCGTCGTAAGTGCGAACGCTGGGGTCAAGCGGTACTTCCCGAACTCGGGGAAATCCGCATTGTCTCCGTTGAGCGCCACCACATCAGGCTTCTCTGCTTTGACCACAGCAATGGCGTAGTCAATTGCAAGTGGGTCGTGAGTAGACACCAGTGAGCCATCTGTGGCTCTGAAAAAACCTGCCTGAATGTCTGGGAGGACCACACAGGTCTTCCAGTCGGCTGTGCTGGTCTTGACTGTGGTCTTTGGCAACTTGATGGCTGGCCCCTGGTTGACTGGGTTCCACTCTGGACCATCTGCCCACTTGGGGGAAAACTGGATGGCAGACAGGTCGTGAATCTGGGCTTCGCCCTCTTCATCTTTTGTCAGAGACTGATACAGGGAGACACGCTTGACGGAGCCAATCTCGGCCAGGTCAATGTTCTGTCGCTCAAGCATCTCAACGAGTTTGCCGAGCGCCTTGGCCTTGTGTTCTGGGGTGGCGAGGTCTGATGCGAGGTCACTCACAGGAGCACGCTCCAGTCACATGTCGGAGCACCGTGCTGGTGCTGATGATGTGCCCGTGCTTTTTCAGCACGCTGGTCAGCCAGGAGGCGCTGTAGGTGCGTGACCGACCCTGTCCCTTGTCGGCCTTGACCATGTCAATTGCCTTGGCAAATGCCTCACGGTCCTTGTCGTCCATCTCTGACATGATGGTGTGCACCTTGCACTGACTATTGTTGTCTGGGCGAGGACTCATCAAATCCTCAAACAACGACCTCTTGTCCTCAGACATGGTCTCTCCTTGTGGTGTACATGTACAGGGGACTTTCCCCATCATCTAGCGTAGCATGAACTGCGCCACGCTGTAAAGCACTTACTTCTTCGTCAAGTGCCAATCAATGTGGTCATCAAGACGCTCGGCAACATGGTCAACGCTGTCCTGTACTTTCTCCAGGCGAGCCATCACCTTGCCGTGGTCATCAGTGTTGGTCTTCTTCATTGATTTGAATTCTTTGATTGCCACACCGAGCAGACCACCCACGGTGGTGATGAGTGCGACAACAATGGTTGCGAGTGCTGGGTCCATCAGAAATAGGGCTGTCCTTTTCTCGCAGGGCCCTTGCCTCTGGGACTACCATCAGGGTTGGTCAACTCCATGTCTTTAGCGATAACCCATTGAAGTGCCTGTGCTTCCGCAGGCTTGAGACCAGGCATCCTTTTTTGAACGCTGGGAAGAGCAGAAGATGAGGCAATAACATGGGCGTAGTCCTCGTACCTGGTGGGTCCACGACTACTCAACGCCGAACTAATCCCTCTGTTGGACTGTGGTCCCCGCACTGGCCTCATTTGATTAGCCACCACATCAGCGGCACGGTAATCCACTGTCACGACATCCCTGTCACCAGCAAGATTGCGCCAAAAACTGTTTGTCTTAGGCCGTGTTTTTCTGTTGAGAACCTCTCCTGGCTCTGCTCCCTCCCTAATGCGCATGGCATCAGCAATGTTGAAGTCAGTGGCACGAGACAGGTGTGGGTACAACTCAGTCAGCATGGATTCTACTTCTGGCAACCGACCAGACCGCAGAGTTGGGTGCCCCTCTCCTCGGAGAAGGCGGTTGGCCTCAGACACCTTTCTCTGGTGTGACAGGCTCGCCAAAACCATCGCATGGTGCTCTGGTCTCATAGCACCCATCTCATGAAGCACATGGACATTGTGCTCGGAAAAGTCCAAGGCTGGAGATACAGCCGACATCATTCCTGCCCCTGAAGAATGTGTCACGCCGATATCTGCGGACCCTGAGCGGGCCGAATCCTCCGCCAGGTCATACCAAGCACGGCCACGCTCAACTTGGTGGTCAGTAGCGCCCAACATCATGCTCTTCAGGCGGTTCCTGGCCTGGGCAAAATTCTCAGGATTTTTTGTGGGGTTGACTTCAAAAAAAGCCATTACATCTGCTCCCCGTAGTCAACATTGTCCTTGTTGGCCTTGCGGTAAGCGGCCGCACCCTTCTTGCGCATGCGGTTAGGGTCAGAAGGACGGCTGGGACGACGCACTGGGGTCGGCTTCTTGTCAATCTCCAGGCGACCTGGCTTGAAGTTGTCCAGGGGGTCCATGAAGGGAATACCCACACCAGACATGTGGCGTTGAACCTCAATGCCTCCCTGAGGCCCCTTGGGCCTGGGTACATAGGGATTTGTGTAGTCAGTCCCCACATCAGGGGCCTTGAAGAACTGCTCGCTCATCAACTGCGATTTACGAGTCTTCAGGTACCCTGAGAAATCGTAAATGGCCGATGCCCCTGCAAACACAGGAGCAATCGGTAGAGCGGAGGTCGTGGTCGGCCCTTCGGATTCGCCCTGTGTTGCGGGGGAAGGCGCTTCCCCGTCCACGGGTTAGTCCGAGACGACGGTTGGGTTCGGGCGGTTCATGTGGCCACCCGTGTTGTACTCGTACTCAAAGTATGGCATGGCATCGCCTGCAACCGAGCCCTGCACGAACTCACGGAGGACCGTTGGGGCCTCAATCCAGGTTGCGGCACCCACATGGGCACGCTCCTGCATGGTCTGCTCAGGATGCTTGTAGAACATCTCTGGGTTGTTGTGGTTCATGCGAAGTGGCGACGGGGCCGTGTCCATGTATGCGCCCTGGGCGAAGTCCCGTGGCACATCGGTGTCGGTGGCAACACCCTCCTCAAAACGGAGGGGGCCCTTGTTCATCGGGATGCTTGGGGCAAATGCTGGCTCAAAGAAGGTTGGGGACTTCTCTGGGAACATGGGGGCGGGTGAAACTGGCACTATTACTCCTTAGAGAGGGTGTGTGACTTTCTACAAGAATACCATTTTTGTGGGGGGCTATCTGAAGAAGGGGCTGTTGGACGCCTGAATCTCGGGCATCGTGTCCATGACGGTCATGGAGCAGGCGATAGCCAACGAGTCAGGGTAGTCGTCAAATGCGCCCTTTTCGTCAGGAGCGGCGGCTAACAGATAGGGGCCCTTGTACACCTTTTCAAGGTCAGACATCTGCTGGTTGAACCGTTTCCAGGAGCGTGTCCTGCGGGCCTTGGAATGTCCTGGAAGAATTAACTGCTCTCTCTGGATGAGTTCGGTCAAGTGGACCCACCGCTCGTTCTGCGCCTTGGAATCCGAGGACACGGGAAGCACATCAATGTTGGGCAACAGCAGTGCGAGGCGCTCCGCCACGGCTCCGCCGACGCCCTGTGCGTCCACCCCCACACGGAGGATGTCGTAGTGGCGGAGAAAGTCAATAATCTCAAAGTACTGGGATTCCCACTCCTCGTTGTTGATTTCCAACCAGTTGAGGACACGATGCTCGTAGAACCCGAACGGGTCTGGATGGTCCCAGTCCACCCAACACACGGTCACGACAGTGGAGTCGTTGGAGCGGGCCACATCTATACCCGCCACACACGGGGTACGCCACCACTCCTTGACCAGGGGCATGGAGGGGTCGTACAGGCGCTCCATGCGCTCCTCGGTGACGAACATGCCCTTCTCAAGGATGAACTTGTTGCAGTACGACATCTGGAACTCATCTGAGTCCTCGCCAATCCTTAACTTTTCCTTGGCAATGAATTTGGCGTAGTTAGGGTTATATTTAGAAGCCGTGCGCCAGTCGTACTCAAAGTGGGATTCACGGAACTTGCGCCCACCGTTGGCGGAACGGCGTTTGTTGTACTGAATCATCTTGTAGAAATAGGACTTGTAACGGTTGGCAGTTCCCGTGAGGACCATGGTTCCGTTGTTGAAGGCCAGCATCGGAGCAATGGACTTGGTCACCATGACCTCGTCGGCCTCCTGAGCCTCGTCCACAAGAACCATGTGGTAGGTCTTGGACTCAATCTTGGCCTTGGGGTTACAGGTCTGCATACGGCAGAGGGAGCCCGAGTTCTTGAGGGTGATGAGGCGCCCACGGCCACGGGTACCACCGCCAGTGGCCTTGTCGTCAATCTCGGGGTCAAGGAGGAACTCCAGGGCGTGGTCGCTGGTCAGTTTGCTGACGATGCGCCCGAACACCGTGTCAGCCTGCTCCTCCGTGGGGGCGAAGGTGCCGACCCAGAAACCCTTCTCAAACTTGCCCAACCATGTCGGGTAGATGGGGGCCAACTTGGGCAGGATGACCATCATGCCAGCAATGACTGCTGACAGAACTTCTGATTTACCTGACTGACGGGTGGCGACCACGGTCATCAAATCACCATCACCAAGAACGGTGGACTCTACGATGCGGTAGGCAATCGGAATCTGGTAGGGGAAAAACTCCACATCACAGAACTCTTCCGTGAAGATGATGATGCGCTTGACCAACTGGTCAACGAATTCGGCAGAGGTTTCGTCTAATTCCTCTGCGTCACCAAAGTCCTCAAGGGATTCAACAAGTTCTTCTTCAGATATTGACACGGTCACACATTATATCCTCAGTCTCCCCCCTGGGGCTTGAACCCAGAACCTGCGGATTAAAAGTCCGTTACTCTGCCAATTGAGTTAGAGGGAGTTGGTAGGTGCGGTGGGGCTTGAACCCACACTTGGGGGATTTTAAGTCCCCTGCCTCTGCCGATTGGGCTACGCACCCATAAGTTCGGGGAGAAGGACTTGAACCCTCAATAACAGGACCAAAACCTGCTGTGTTGCCAATTACACCATCCCCGAGTGTTCAGGGGCGTGACTGTATCTCGTCCCACAGGTCGTTGACAAGTCGGATGATTTTGCTGACCTCTTCGGCCTCACCTCGGTGGAACTGCCACTTGTCGTAGGTGGACCCCAGTTCCATCATGCAGGCATTGAGCCAACCCCGCAAGTCGGAGTCGGACATGTTCTGGATTCTTTTAGGCCGTGAGTTTTCTTGCGTCTTCTTCTTGAACACCATGCCAGTTGCCTATCTCCCGTGGCTCAGTGTCCAGGTACCTTCCCTGGACTGCGGAGAGGATACCTTCTGTCTCGTCAAGTGTCTGCGTCCTGCACAGACCAATCTGGAGGCAACGCTTGGCCACCACTGCGTACACACCTCTGCCACGGCGCCAGGGCTCTGCCACCTCGTGCATGGTTCCCAGGCCGACAGAAAAGAACCTGTTGTCCTTCTTCAGAATCCAGTAGACGGGCCCGACCACATACAGGAGGTCGTAGGTTCCGCTGAACGAGCGCCATGCGTAGAGCACGAACGGCACGATGAAGAACGGGTGGAATGTGAGCGCCATCACGCCGTACACAACCATGAAGATGTGGGCGTGGTAGAAAAGAATGGTCAGTAAGACATTCTTAAAAGTCTTCAGTATGGTACCTGTCTTCACGACTGCTTATTCTCCCTTTTGGATATGAGTTGAGGTGGGTGTTGATGAAGCGACCCTTTGAGTTGCTGTTGGCGAATGTGTCGTAGACGGTCTTCGGCACATTCTTGTAGCGCCACACATCGTTGCCGTGCTTGCCGTTGATGTGCGGTTGGAACCTAACATACACCGTGCCGAGAGTCTGTGGGGTGACCACGCCAGCCTGCTCCAGTTTGTTGGGAACAAACTTGTGGACCGCCACTCTGGTGCTACGGCGGGGACCCTGGCCGTAGTTGTCTTTGGGCGGCTTGGCGTCCTCCACATACTCTGTGGGAACCTCGGGGAAGGTGGTGCGGTACTCCCTCTTGGCACCAGGGATTAACTGGAATTCGTCTGGGAGCCCAGTCTCGTGTGTCTCTGGGTCCGAGGTGGGACGGGGGATGATGTTTTCTAATGATTTGTTTGCCTCAATATCGGCAAATAAATCAGTTAGGTTGCGCCTCAATCGGGGTCGTGGTGCCATTGTTCTGTACCTGCTCTAGGGCGGACTTCAGGATTGCCACCTCAATGTTGAGGCGGGCGATTTCATTTGACAGTTGCTTGATGACTTCTTGCGGGTTGATATCCATGTAGATACCTTAGCGCATCAGGCCCCTGGCTTGGGGAGAGCCCGCCATGCGGCCTCAAACTTGGCGGCATCCTTGGCCATCTCTGGTTCAAGTTCTAAATGCAACCACTTGCCCCCAAATGAACCTGCATTATCAGATTCGGTAAACTGCTTTACCCCAGCGGCCCCCTCGCCCCTGGAACAGCGAAAACCTCGGCCATACCCAGGCTTGCCGTCCTTGACATTGGCATCAAAAGCGTAGTCGTGAATCTCCACAATTCCCAATTCCTTGGTGTACTTGAGGAACCACTCCCACATCTCCACGCCGACCTTGCGGTCGTCATATCCAATATCGCAGGCCGCCCCAGTGGCATGCACACTGAGGAATTTCTCCATGCCAGGGTCACCAATTTTCTTGCCCTCTGTCTTGGAATTTCTCATCAGTCTGGCGGCATAAATGCCCAGGTTCTTGGTCTTCCAACGCTTTCCGCACAGTTCAACCAGTTTCTCTGTGCCTGGTTGGGCCTTCTTGCCGTCAAACGATGGGTAATAGGGGTACTTGCGATTTGCCATGCCCTATTGTAGCCTAAACGGCTCTGGTGACCGTCAGGATGACGGATGGGATACCAGGCTTGATTGGGGCAGTCAAGGACTCTGTTTCTGCGTACAGCCTCATAGTGGCGTCGTCGGACAACCACACAATCTCAGCGTAAGACCCTGCGTCCATGGTCATGACGAAATTCCATGCGGCCACCAATTTGATGTTGTTTTTTGCCATGGTCAGGCGTGTATTGGACCACGGCACATCATTCCCGTTGTAACGCAACCAAATATCCACATGGTCTTCCCCAGAATCCGTCTTGTCCAACTGGGCGGAGAACTGGATGTTGTACACACCTGCGTATGCCACCGTAATTCTGGAATCAGAAACAATGGACACATTATGAGCCTCTGCCTCGTTCCTGAACTTCATGGTGTTGGCTAGGTTGATGCCAGCAGAGTTTTGAATCTGTGTGTCGTAAAATGAGCCATAGTCAGGTGTCAGGGCATGTGCGATGTAAGCATCTGAGCGCAACCAGAAGATGTTGGTCATGTGCTCATCATCGGCGGACACGATGATTTGCTCACCCACGGCAGGGACCACCCATGCGCCGTGTTGCTTGGCCCTACCAATGTAGGAGATGTGGACCTCTGACAGTCCCGTGACGGCGGGAATCTTTACCCGAATCTCACCTGTGGATGAATTGGCGTAGGTGACCAGCGCCCTGTGGACAATTGAGTACATCAGCCAAACTTTCCTGACAGCACTAAATCAAGAACTGTGTTTTTGTTCTTGAAAGTGCGAAGTTGGTTTGACATGAACGATTCGGCGGAAATGCCGAACCTGGACGACTCAATTGCTGACTGCCAGGTTCCTTCATCAAGAAGATTCACAGACTCATCAATCAAGTAGAAGTTTTTGAAACGGGTAATCCCATCAAGCAACTGCTGACGCTCAAGGGACACCAATTCCTCCGTGTCCCACGGCAGGCTGTGAAGTTGAACCAGTGCGCTAAGAGACGAACATGCCATCCTCTTGAATAGTAACTTCATGAAATCATCGCTAGTAGGGGATGTTTCCCCTGGCCTCTGCCGTGCATTGAGGCTTCCTGTCAAGTAGTTACTGACTTGCATTGGGGTCTGGGCCTCAAGCAATGACACTTCGGTTTCTGTTAAGCCCAAAAACTGAACAAAGTCGTGCGCTCTTTGCGACACCTCGTCTGTGTTGTTAAACGGGTCATCATGAACCTCTGACCACTCATACACCAGCCTGAGCAGTTCTGCCAGGGTCCTGGTGGTTGACGGCACCTCGTCACCGTCCACTAGGTAATCCGACAATGGTTGGCGAGTTTTCCCCTCGCTGTAGGCAATCTGAGCGCATCCGTTGAATGGCAACAGCACCTCGTAGTGCCTAATTTCTGCGGCCTCCCCATATGGGATGGTTGGAACATTGAAAAGCATGCCACCGTACTTTCCCTGGTCGCACCGCCAATCTTGCGATGGAATAGGGGCTGACTTCATAAACAGAAAAGTACCGATGTCCGAGGACGGTGGCCTGTCATAAATGTCAATTGCCCTCTCAATGTACGAGAGGTTGACTATTTGTTCACTAAGACCATCAGATACTACGACATTCTGGTACGACAGGAATTGAATAGGGTCTTTCCACACGGCCAAGAGGGCCCCGCCCTCTTCAACCACATCAACAAAATCAACGGGGTCGTTTCCTTCAGGAGCAATAGAACTCACTGAATAGTTGCCTGTTGAGGACAGTTTGCCCAAAAGGTAAAAGCATTTGTATGTAGAAACTAAATCGTTAATCATTTTAGAACCTATGCCAATGCACTTGCGGCGTAGTACCTAAAGTACACCATGCCAGCCCCGCCGTACACATTGTAACCACTGCCTCCAGTGCCGTAACTGGAAGAGGGGGTACTGCCCCACCCGTGGGAACCCGTGCCTCCTCCTCCTGCACCACCTGTTCTGCTTACCCCTCCTTGTGACAGGGTTACTGCCGCACCACCACTGCCACCGTATCCGACATTTCCGTCTGCATATCCGTCGTTGCCCCAGCCCCCTGCGCCACCCCCACCTCCTGAGCCGTATCGTGTCCCATTTTTGTCGTTGCTAAAACGACTGATACCTCCAGGGTTGCCGTTTCCTGAATAACCCGTCCTTCCGTCCACCGAAAACACTCCGCCACCCCCACCAGCAACGGTCAAGTTTCCAGTGGACAAAGAACCACCATTCCATCCGTGTAAATACGAGGTCCCTCCTGCGCCCGTGTTGAGTCCGCCTCCGCCAACCTGTACATACACCCCGCCGTTGCCACCCACGGTGAGTGAACTGACTTGGTAGTACGAACCCCCACCACCGCCTCCATCTGAGCCTCCGCCCCCTCCTCCAAACATCATGACATAGTAAATAGTAGGTGTTATGGTGCTACCGCCAGTCGGCGTAATGGTCGGGACATAGAAGGTGAAAGTTCCAGAGGTCTTGTCCAGTGTCTGTAGCGACCAAGTAGTAAAAGTGGTGTTACCTGAAGTAGTGGAACCAGCGGAGTTAGTGCCCACAGCACGGACATAGTAAAAGGTGCCGACAGACAATGAAGTCTGGTTGGAATAAACCGATTGGCTACCACCTGTGAGTCCAGTAATGGTGCTTCCGTCAGTCCATGACGAGCCGTTGGTGCTGTACTGGAACTTGACGCTGGTGGTGGCCCCGTTGGGATTCACCGTGGCGTTGAAGGTCGCCCTGTCCTGGTTAAAGTTTGTGACGGCGTTAATCGTCACTGAGGGGGCTATGGCAGTGAATTTACCAGATGCCGCAACGATTCCGTTCAGCCTCATGTCGTGGAGGTGTCACCGAAGAGGACCCATGTGTCTGTTGCCCTCTTGACAACCGTGGCCACAGACCACTGTGCCCTGAGGTACGCTCCGTTGGCGGTGTTCACCGTGACACCCCCTGTCCCTACGATTTGAGTCTTACCAGCACCCGTTTGCAGGATGTCAATGGTTGCGCCCGTAGGAAAGGACACAGAGGAGTTCAACGGAATGGTTACGGTATTGGCGGAGCCAACATTCATCTCCACCATTTTTTGGTTGTCGGTCAAGGCCAGGGTGTACGAGGCGGTTTGAGCATTTGCGGTCACCCCTGTCACGGCCACTGTGGGAGTAGCGCCTTCACCAGAGTTATTGGTCAGAGTAATACCTGTGCCTGCCACGAGAGATGCCACATAGTTACCAGCGGTGTCGGTTCCCAAGTCAATAGGGTCGTTAACCCACGCAGAGCCGTTCCACTTGAGGAAATCTCCTGATGTGGGACTGGGCGTTGTCACATCCGACAAACCGTCCAGAACCACGCTGTTGGACACGCTTTGCAGACCCCACTTCTCACCGTCATAAATCCAAGTACGACCATTGGCGGTGTACACCTGGTTAGTCGTAGGGGAGTTGGGGAAATCAATCGCCATTAGTCATACCTGGAAATGGTTCTGGTGCGGGTCGGGCGAGCCATTCGGCGTATTCCTCGTCGGTCATGGGGCGCACCAGGTCGTCAATCTGGATGTTGGGTCGGTCGTCAGATGGTGTTTCTGTATCCATAGACACGGATGGTTCCTCCTGTAATAGTTGTTCCGCAAAATAGCGTGAAATCTGTGTACTGGGTGCTGTTAGCCAAATACCCTGCCATATCTGCACGACCACCAGCAGGGTGATTATAGATGTAGGTGTTTTGGAAGAAGGTGTTTTTTGCAAGATAAGGACCGTTTACAAAAATGTCAGCATGAAGGGTGTTGATGGATGCAATACCTGCCGCACCATATTCTGCGGCGTTTGCCGAACCAATCCAAGACGGTGAGTTTCCGTAAGTCAGGTAAGTGCCTGTGTAGTAGTAGCCAGTTCTTGTACTACCAAGATACATATTTATACCGTAATCGCCCGAATTTGAGGCACCACCCGAAAGAATTATTCTGTACGCATCAAACTCGCTACTGAACGCACCCGTCACGGTCACGCTTGAAACACCTGACCCGACCTCTTGCGTCTTTATCAGCACCATTCCTGGTGGGGTGTCGGCATCGGTCAGCATGACCCATGTGGAACCGTTGTACACAAGAGTCTGTTTTGTGTCAGTCTCATAGATAACTTGACCGTTGAAGGGTGCTGTTGGCCGTGTGGTGGAGGTACAGACACCTGGGCGAAGACCTGTTGCGTTAGATGAGATAGGCATTATCCCGCCAACTCCATCAAAGTAATCATTGACAACGCACTATCCGTTTGGACATTGACCCCGTTCGTGTTGTTCGGATTCCAATACTGAGTCTTGTATGTCACAGCAGAAGTCGTTGTCGGAGAATCAAGATATGTTGTGGAAATCGCGGCCCCCATGTTGATTGCTGTACCCGTGTAAAGAAACAAACCACCTGAAAAGTTGGACAACACTGTTGAGTCCCTAAGAAGACGAAGACCCATACGGTTTTCTGCATTCAGGTTGTTTTTGTAACATCCGTTTTGGCACACATTGACAAGAATCTTGCTGGAAGACGACTTGGGTGTGATGGTCGCTGTCAAACCTGTGTCTGCTGGTGTTGACGATGACGAACCGAGTTGTGTTGAATATGTGGCATTGACGACCTGCAACACGGTTCCTTGCGTCGGGGTGGTTGCGGTGATGTACCGCCATGCTGTGCCGTTCCAAATAGCCATCATGTCGGTGTCGGTTTCGTAGATGCACTGCCCCTCAAACGGGGAAGCAGGACGAGTCATACTAGTGCAAACACCAGGCTGGATGAGTCTTGACGACGGAATGTAATTGGACAAACTCATGTTTAGTTCCTGTACCCGTACACACGAATAGTGCCTGACCAAGTTCCAGAACCAGGATACAGATACAGGCCCTCATACTGTGTGTTGTTATTGACCAAATCACCATATGTGCCAACAAGAAAATCAACATCTGAACTAGATGTTGACTGAGAATTGACCACAGTTCTTTGTGCTAACTGCGGGGCAATAAAATCTGCTACAAACTCGGAATAGTTATTCCCAATCCAGCCAACCCGCATCTGCGTTTGCGCCGCAAGCCAAGTTGTTGCAACGGCGGCACCAGTGGATGTGTTATAACCACAGACATAATAGTTGGCAACAGTGTCCGCTGTGGTGCCGTTCACCATGCGGCAGTATACAAAATCGTTGCTGGTCGTGGACCCGAGGCCGCTATATATAACCCGATAATTGTCATATTGGGAAGTGAAACAGTTGTCTATCTGCTGAGCAGACGAAGTGGTTGTAAAAGTTTTGCTGGCAACCAGCACCAAACCAGGAAGCAACGCATCAGTGCCCAGACCAGCGGAGATACCCATTACAGTTCTTTTTCCCAGCCAACAACAGTGATGTTGACACCAGTCCTGTCACAATACCCGTACAACTGTTCAGTGGCATCTAGCACAAGGGCGGTGTCCCACACAATTGAATCAGACGACGCAATCGGAAGAGCCGATAACACCCTGTTAGATGCGGTGGCCGCTGTCCCAATAGCAAGATAGACGAGTGCCTCCACACCATTGGTGTTGGTCAAGATTACCTGCTTTAGTGTCCATTGCCTGCTTGCACCAACGGCAGAACCCACGGTCGCATTGGATGTGGTCAGAGCAACAGGTCCAACTAGGCGCTTTTCTGTTCTGTCTCCAGTAGCCATTTATACTCCAATGTCCATTGTGATAATAGCGGTGAATTTGCTGTCGTTCATGGGGTTGGAGTTGCTACCTCCACCTCCACCAATCTCAATCCAGAAAGAGTCATAGTACACGAAAGTCTTTCCAGTGTCGGACTCAAACCAAATCTGACCAGCAGACGGGCTGGACGGTGGGGTGTCAGAAATGGTTGCTCCACCAGCGGCATTTGCTGGTAAGAACTTGGTTCCGTTGTACTGGAACACTTGACCGTTTGACGCACCAGCCGTGTCAATCTCAACGCCTTTGACTTTGAGGGACTTGAGAAAATCAGCCATGGTTCTACTTTACTGGAGGACTAGCCCCCGTGTCAGGCCAGGATGACGACTCGGTAGGCGTTGGCGCTTGGTGCCGAAGCAAAGGTCAGCGTGGTTGTGGTGCTTGTGTTGACCACATCAGCGTAGACCACCTCGCCAGTGGCAACCGTGTACACCGCCACCACGACATCTGCGGTACCCAGACCGTGGGTAATTGAGTACGAGGTGCTGGAGGTAGACAGTGTCTCTGAGTGCTTCTTCTTGGTCCACTGTGGTGCGGTACCACTGGATGTGAGCACATAACCAGATGTACCAATACCGAGCGTGGTCGTGGTGTCCAGGGCGCTTTGGTACACCAGTGAGCCAGCCAGACCACCAGCCACATTTGTTGCCGTGGTGGCGGTAGCGGCATTACCCGTGTACTGCGTGGACGACAGGACCTGAGTACCAGCAACTTTGATGACCTTTCCAGCCGCCAGGTCAATGTGCTCGGACGAGGTCCACGACGAGGTGCTGGAGACCCAGTTCCAGGTCTTATCCCCGTCCACACCTGCCAGGAGGGTAATACCACCACCGTTGGCGGTGGTGTTAGTCGGGGTGGCCACAGCACCCAGTTCCAGGTTCTTGTCGTCCACCGTGATGGTCGTGCTGGAAATAGTGGTTGTGGTGCCGTTGACCACCAGGTCACCAGCGATAGTCACCGTGCCCGAGGCATTACCGATGCTGAGAGATGTAGCCGCACCACCGAAGTTGATGGTCGTGGCAGTGGTGTTCAGCAGGTCAAACGAGGTGCTGGCAGTCGTGATGCTCGTGGAAATTGCTGGCGAAATGCTGAATACTGCTTTTGCACCAGAGGAATAACCAGTCTCGTCGGACAGGACCCCTGCCAGGTCAGCGGACGATGTGGCGGCAAACTGGCTGAGACCAGTGCCAGTGACGGCAATACCAGTGATGACACCAGACGAACCATTTACCGACACCACACCAGTGGCAGAAGTGAGATAGGTGTTGGTGTCAAGTGACCAGGTGTTGGCGCCTGTTCTGGTCAGAATCCCTGTTCCCGTAAGGGCCGCAATAGCCGACAGGTCGGCATCATAGGGTTGGAATGTCCCCGAAGCGCCAGAGGTAATTGTCTGCCACGCAGTGCCGTCGTAGTACTTGAGGACCTTTTGACCAGCGGTGCTGTCGTAGTAGATACCACCCTCTTTGGTGGCAACAGGTGTAGGAGGAGTGGTGGCATTTTGAATGGCAAAGTTTTGAACCTCATTGCCACTGGCATCAATATTAACTAGAAACTTTGCCATGATTCCTCACGATAAATAGGCTTTGCCACCAAAAGTGGCATTGAACGACACAGAAAGTTGGTTTTCCGATATATATGTTACATTACCGATGACCGTGTTGTTTCCGCTGTCTATCACTGTAACCGACGGGAAAAACCCCAGATTATGGGTGATAGTCCAGGTAGATGCGGACGACAGTTGGTTGTGTGTGTACACACCCCCCACTGGAATCACAAAATTAAGGGTTTGCGCAGGGGCGGTCCCTGTAATGGTCACCTGAGGAACACCAGATGAGGTGGATGTAACGCTCCCTACGGACAGCGTGTTGGGGGGACCTGCAACACCTGGGTCATGGACCTCAACGGTGTCCGTTTTCGTATCAGTTACTACAACGGTTTTATAGGGTTTTTTGGTGACGATTACGGTGCTCATACAGGTGGTGCCGAGATAGCGGCCTCTACAACAAGGCTTCCAGACGAAATACACGACCAGTCTCCAGCGGAGTCCTTGACAAACAAATCAAATTGATAAGACCCTGCGGAGATGCTATTGGTATCAGAAATGTGTATTTCCAATGTGTACCCCGTCTTGGGGGCGATGTAGCCACGCTTGTTGGCTGGACTGAGGCCAATAATTGTGGCTTCGTTAGGGGCCGTGGCGTACCAACGCAAGTCCAGCACAGTGGTTCCAGCGGTGTTCTTGGCTTGCATGAAGGCGTCAGTGACCAGGATAGTTACCCCATTGTCATCCTTCCAGGTGTAGGACTGGCGGAAATCCGTGTACTTCTTGAATCGGATTTCCATGGCTTGCGAGTCCTCCAGAGGGGTAATGTTGTCCAGACCAGACACCTCAATTGTACCCTTTGCGACAGGGCGCTCAATATCGGCTATCACCGCCATCACATCGTAGTTGAGCATGCCCGTGGGCAGGTCTTGGGTCTCTTCTCCTGTCAAGGACAAAAGGATGCCGTTTTCGGTGGTCAGGTCAACCGTGACCTCCTTGACGGTCAAATCTCCTGTTTTGATGTAGCAACGGGCTGAGGTGGGGCGCACCAGACGGCGTGTGCGCCTATCTTTGACGATGAGCAGGCGCTCCCATGGGAGACCCTTGGTGAGCCGATAATTGACCGTCTGGGATTCGTGTGGCATACAGTAATTGTACTTCAGTCGTCAGATTTGAGAAGAGCGGCCCCAATGTGGGTCACCAAGGCTACGCCGCTAATCCACAACCCGTAGGTGCGGATTTGGCCAGACAGGGTAATTAACACCAGTCCAGTGCCAGCCAGGGTCCAGGCAAGGCCCTGGAGTTCTTCAAGGAATCTTTGCATTACTTTCGCCTACGGGAATCAGAGGTGGATGAAGAAGAGGTGGTAGACGAGGAAACAGAGACTGTTGGTGCCATAAATAATACTCCAGATGCGGCCACGATGACTTTGCGAGTCCGCACATTGACGGTGGAACCCAATGGGACATAGGTCTCAAACTTTCCACCGAAGACATTGATTTCGTTTTCAAAAGCGGCACGGACATCGTCTGGTGCATCCTGCACCGCCTCAATGAGGGCCTCTGCCTGCTCGTCGGTCAGTTCTTCCACATCAACGGCATCAAACACTTCTTCTGCCTGTGTAGCAGACAGTTCCTGGAGCGCTTCTGCTGAGGTCGCCAAAGCCAACGCCTGCTCGGGTGGCATGTCTGGCTCCACAGGAGGTAGTGTGGTGGTAGTCGGAAGGAGAACTGATGAACTGGTTGTTGGGGATACTGTCGTTTGCGGGGGCAGGCTCGTGGTGGTCGTCGTTGTCGCAGGGGGAGCGAGAGTCGTGGTGGTCGTTGACGAAGAAGAAGTCGTGGTCGTGGGCACCACAGTCGGTTCAGGTTCAGTGGTTGTGGTGGTCGGAGCAGGTTGAGTCGTGGTCGTTGCGGGCACAGTTGAAGTGGTCGTCGGCGCAAGAGTGGTTGTCGTTGAAGTTGTCGTCGTTGAGGTAGTAGTCGTAGATGTCGTCGTGGTTGTTTCTGGCACCGTTGTTGTTGTGGTGCTTGTTTCTGGCGTGGTGGTGGTAGGAGGGTTGAGGGGAGCCATGCTCGGCTCAATGCGGTACGAATTTCCGTACCAGCGGTCAGGGTCACCACAGCACACCCCAGCCCTCAGTCGGTAAGTCACGCCAGGTTGCATGGAAAAACTGACATAGGAATCCAGACCAAAATAGTCATCATTTGCAGTGACCAATTGCTCGCCGTTGTACACCCACAGCATGGAGTCAATTCCGTACTCCCATGCGTATGTACGGATAGTCATCGTCATTTGCTCTGACGATGTGAAGTAGAAATCACGCTCGGCCTGTGTGGCGGTGTAAGTTTCGGCTTTGGCGGGATTTGGCGAATAGAACCCCAGCAGGGTGAGAGCCACCCAGAGAAAACAACTTGTAACCCGCACTCGGGTTTTAAGCATCAAGCAATTGTACTAGACACGAAGAGGGACCACCCGCAGGCAGTCCCCCTCGGTGGGTAAAGACCTCACCAATAATTATACACAAAATGAGAATGATTGGGAATTACCGCACTTCACCAGTGTCCTTGGGGTCCCACTGGTCGGTCTTTTGTAGACGGTGCGCTTTCATCATAATGTCGTACTGAGTAGATGGAACTATCAGGGGGTACTTTGATTTTGGGTCCAACTGGCGATAGGTGAAGTCCACAATATGTGGAACACCACTAACATTATGCTCGCTGGCATAGTGCTCAAAATCATCGCCGTCCGTGTCATTGAACCCAACGGACATTCCGTGCGAAACATTCTTGGAACTTAGAAACCGTTGAAAGGCGGCACGGGCAATACTACAATTTCCTTCCGCACAATGTGGTTCAGAAAACTCCTCATCAGGAGTCCCGTACCCCTCAAATCCAACCTCAGTTAAAGGAGTTTTCTTAAACTCTGCCACATGTCGGAGAAATTGGTATTTACTAAGGTGTTCACTCGTACTCATCAATAGACCCCCTCACAGCAAGCATCACGGCTCCCACAAGAGACGCACCGATAATGAGCGTGTTCAGGTACCATCTGACCGCCGCACCACACACACTGGGTAGAGCAATCCTGGGAAGCATCAGAAGGAGACGCTGGCTCCATGAGGTGCTCCATGAAGGGCATAAGAGACGCTGTAGGCGATTTCGTCAGGGCTCCAGCCGAGCAGGAGCATGGTCTTGACAATGTCATCACGGGTGGTCATGGTGACCCAATTGCACTTCTTGATGAGGGCAACGGCCTGCTCAGGCGTCAGGGTCTTGGGGGCGTTGGTGTCCAGTTTCAGGAACGGGCGGATAATCTTCTGCATCAGTAGTCTCCTAAGGCGTATCGTGCAACAAGTGGCTCTTTCTTAAGTAAAGCACTGGTGGCCCTGTGGTGTCCACTCAAGAGACGCATTTGTCCAGTGCCTTGGTGGATGTACACAAATGGCATCTGGTTGCCGATGTCCTCTTTGTCAGCAAACAGGGGGCCAGACTGACCATGCTCCAGATAATGAAGCACGCCCTCGCTTTTCACCGACGGCTGGCTACCGTGCAGGTACCGTGGGTCAAACTCTGCAATGTCCTCGTCTGACGCAATGGCGACGGCTCGGGCCACCTGACCGTGGTCGTACTGTTGCCCAGCCGAGTTTCTGGATGCCTGTTGCCACGGAATGGCGGCTATGGGGCTGGCGGGCTCATGCGACAGGTATGGGCTCAGCCTCCAGTTGGGGTCCCTCTTTTGTATGTGGGCAACGATTTTCGGGTCATACTCAGGACCTTTGCCAAAGATTGAGTACAGACTGTTTGAGCCGTGCGCACGCTGGATTCGTGAGGTGACATCCGAGTAATGTGGGTTCTTGAGATAAGCCATGTCCAGGTATTCACCCATCTGGCTTGGACTGAGGCGATGCGTTGACATGCCGTTAGAATAGCGTGGGTTGGGCTGGTGGACGCTTCCTGCTGGGTTTTTGTTGCGGAGAACCCTGGAGTGATTGTGCCCAGTCAGGGATGTCAAACGCCACATTAGGAGTGAAATCCCCAGCGTTGATGAGATACGAGTTCTGTGCCCGTGTCTCCGAGGTCAACGCCTTGAGAGCCTTGTCGCTGAACATGCGGGAGTGGCTTCCGTATGCGGCCTCCTCGCCCTCACGGGAGAAGTTGCGACCAATGGCCATGTGTCCGAACGCATCGTGCACGGCACGGAACATGTCGTTCTCCTCGTCGGTGAACACGCCGTGGCCACCCGTAGCCGCCGTAGAGAGCACCTTGAGACGGTTGTTCTTCATGACATCGGCATGAAGGTCTTCAGGTCTGTCATAGGGGTTGTCCTGGGTCACTTCAACACGGATTCCCAGGCCACCCTTGTCTTTTGGTGAAGTCAAATAATTGAACTGGTCCCGAGTTTCCTTGCGGAGAGCCTCGTAACTATCCGCCAGTTCTGGTGTCATCTCGGCACCACCAGATTGAATCTGGCGTTGAACAATGGGGAACAGGGAATGGTAACCAGGACCAACGCCGACACCCTTGAATTGGTCAGCATTGTGTGTTTTCCCGATGCGCTCGGCATACCTAGCGGCGCCTTCGGCTAGAGTGGGGACAGGGGGAGCAAAGCGCCTATCTGTCTCCATGTAGTTTTCCATACCTGGAAGAAGGGGCTGTTTATCCATTACGACACCACCAGAATGACATCCCAGGAGCCTGCACCTGTCTGGATGGTCTTAGAGACTGTGACCCTCTTGTAACCGCTTGCACGGGCCAGGTTTATGGCAATCTTCATGGCGTCTGATATCAGAAGCGTGTTTACCTGGTAAGTGACATACATGATTTACCACAGAAATAATCTGTGAATTCTCAGAAGTACCCGAGATGCTGACCAGCCAGTTGCTTCATGGTCTCAGTGGTGTTGCAGTCACGGCAAGACTCCACATCGCCACACTGACAACGCTGGCTGGTGATGCCATGAATGAATGCCACCTGGCGCATCTGACCAGGGCTCAGAGTCTGGACACCACCTGCGCCGAGCCTACCTGGCTTGTAGCCTGGAATGGCTTCTTGCCCAGAATCTTCAGAATCTTGCTTGCTATCGGGGGCTGGGGTTCTCTTTTTTGCCATAGACTAATTGTACCTCATCTCAGAAGTCCTCTAGGCCAGGGAGTTTGGGGTGGTCAAACTGTGGGCTCAGGTTTTTCTTGGGAGCAGGGGCGGGGCGGTTGCCACGGAGGATTTGCCTCATGGTTTGCCGTGCCTGAGCCACCTCATGGGGAGGTATTTCATTGACATGAATGGGTAGTTCCGTGCTAGTCCCAGCCTCCATACGCCTAACTTCTTTTTGACTAATTGTCATTTTATTGGTGGAGAAATCGGTTTCGTTAGTGGCTTCCATGTTGGGATTATTTGGGTTGGGGGAAATAATTCCAAGTTGGTGAGCATGCTGGGCCAGTTTACTGCTGTATCGGGATAGGTCAGCGTGAGGCGTAATTTGTGCTACTCCATGTTGGTTCATGGCAATAGCACCAAGAGTCATAGCATGTGCTGTCATTTTAGGGTGCGAAAACAAACCAGTAATAGTGAGTTGTTTTTTTTCAGTAAACAATTTGTCTGGAAAAAGTTTTGGTTCTTCCTGTAATTGTTCTACCAAATAAGAACGCAGACTAGGGTTTGTGTCATTTCTTCCCAAAAGATACAAGTCCCGTTCAAAAGAATGTTGTTGTGGGTCTTTCTTCGCTTCATTGGCTATATTCTGTATATAATCAGGGTGTAGACCAGTACCTAGTTGTTTAGATACAGTTCCCATCGGATGACCCTGATAGTCCGCTTCACTTGTTGAAAAATGTGGGATAAATTGTGCGCTTAGGTGTGTGGTTAACGATGCAAGTTTGTGGCGTTGTTTAGGATGCTCGGTGCCACTTAAAGCAAAAAATTCTTGATGCCCACTTTCATCTGGGTCGGTACGGAAGTACCTAATTCTGCTCATTACTTGGCGCCCTTTTTCTCAACCTTGTTAAAGACATCATTTATCTCTTCAACAGTCAACTTTCCATCGTCCATGAAGGCACGGGCCAGACCCTCCACCACGAACGACACTCCGCCGATGCCTGCCATGAGGACGGCCTTCCACAAGGGAACTCCAGCAATGGCGCCTGCGCCGACCACAGACAGGCCAGTAGCGGCAAATGTGGCGAGTATTCGGAGAAAAATGAGTTTCATGACTTTTTCCTTTCTGACACCTTTGCATCAAGGTCGTCGCTTACTGCCTGCTCCCTGGTCTGGACACCCACGAACCTGACAGGCCCGTTTGCACCAATGGCCTTCTTGGGGATGATGAAAGACACGGAGCCGATGTCCTCACGCCTGTTGCGGTACGGGAGAACAGTCCTGGTCTCTGCGGCCTCCTTGGCGTCTGCTGGGGTCTCCTCCCACAAACCTGGTTGCACACCAGCCATTTTGTCGTTGAACTCCTGTGCCAGTTCAACCTGCTTCTGAATAAGTGTTTTGCCACTGCTGGCCAATCTGGTGGACGGCTGACTCAGCAACTCACCAATGGTCCCTTTGCGGACCCTGTCCATGATGGCGTTGTCTTCCTCAAGAATCTGGTTCTCCTCACCCCACACCACAGGGGAAACGGAGGGATGTGACATGTCAATGTCGTAGGCGTGCACGAACGGCCTATGCTCACCCATGATGTCCAGGGTTGATTGAAGGGAGCCCGTGTGGATGACATCTGGATGGAAGTTTGAATCAGGGGTCCACATGTGGCGGGACAACGGCTTCTGCAAGTGGACAGGGGTGTCCTCCCACGATGAGTGGTAGACACGGGTCCACTGAGGTCCGTCTGGCTTAGGCATTGACCTATTGTACTTCACCTGCTAAATTGAGGTGACAACCGAATGTAGCGCAGTTTGGTAGCGCACCTGCTTTGGGAGCAGGGGGTCGCAGGTTCAAATCCTGCCATTCGGACAAAACCTAGCCCACCTCATAGTAACTATCTCTAACGGTTAGTGGGCTAGGTTTTACGCCCGAGTAGCACAGTGGTAGTGCGAGCGCCTTGTAAGCGCTAGGTCGCAGGTTCAATCCCTGCCTCGGGCTCAACTCTTCTTGTAGTAGGAGGGGTCAACCTTGACCCCTTGCATGAACCCATAAGGGTTGTCTCCCGCCCTTGGGTCCTCAAGGTTGGTGGGGACCACCATGTGCGGGTTGATTCCGTGGGCCACCACTGTCCTGTGATGGCCGTTCATGAGGATGGGCTCTCCT